TTCTTCTTGTTTGCCACGCAATGCGGCCGCAAGGTCAGTTTGTGTTTTATCAGCCTGATAACCTGAATATAAGCCTAAAGCCGCATTAGCTACTGGTGCAAGCTGTTGCGACCAAGACGGGGCAACATAGTGACCACTAACCATTTGGCCTTGTGGTTGACCTTGCATACCTTGTTGCAATAACAAGTTAGCCATCTGTTGTTGACGGTTAGCTTGCTGTAATTGCGGCTGTAACTCTACTGGAATGTCAGAAAGGGCGGCCGCACCGCCTGTGAATGGATTAACTGTTGCCATAACTATTCCTTATTTTAGGCCGTAACCGCCAGTTGAATTTGGGTTAAGCCCACCAAAATTGCCAAAATTAACGCCACCATAAGTTACGCCAGTGCCTACAGCATCACCCATACCATCTACGCCATACATTTTTGGGTCATTTCTTGAGATTTCTACAGAATTTTGACCTGTTCCACCTTGACGCAACGCTTGTGCAAGCATCAAACCACGCATTGCACCACCAGCCATAGAACCCATGCCATTTGGTTGGCTAGCCGTATTAGCGGCTTGATTGTTATATTGTGATTGCTGTTGAAGCAAAGCTTGATGCATAGCTTCTTGCGATCCTTGACCCATTACTTGGGGTTGGCCATATTGAGCATTTGACTGCATTGGGGCGTAAGCAGAGTTGTATTCGTTTGGCATATTATTTCCCTAAAATGTGCTTGATCCCAAGCATTTCGCCTATAACTGCATTATCAATTCTTTGCAGTAATTTGACAACAGATTGATGTTTGTTTGGGTGATGCTTTTTCATATATTCCATTCGTTCTACGCTGTTTTCGGTAAAAGCCGTGCAATTCCAGCAATCTAAAGATGTATGACTACGCATTTTCAAGCGTTCAGTCACCTCAACACCCTGTTTTACAAGGTATTGGTCTACATCTTCATTGTTCCAGTCTTGCAATGGAAAAAAGTATTCAATCCCATCTGCTACATAGCCTGATTTTATGGGGGCTTTGTGGCCTTCATCAGCCCGTTGACCCCTAATCACGCCTGTGATCCCCATTTCCTTTACTTTTTCATAGGATGGTGACCATAAATTCTCATTACAGCACTCCAAGTAGCTTCTAAGCATGATGTCTTTAGTTCTTGTGACACCTTGACCTAATTTTGTAAAGTTAATTGGCACTACATCAGCAGGGTAACCATTTACTTCTATTGACCAAGCTTGATTTGTAGGCACTTCCACAAAATTTGGCACTTCTAAAGCTACTTTTGTTACACATTCTTCAACTTCGGGGAAATTTGAACCTGTATTCACCCAAATTACTACAATTCTATCTAAATACGGCTTACATAACTCTAAACAAGCTATTGAATCTTTACCGCCTGAAAAGAATAAAGCCACTTTTTTATGGCGATTTAGAAAATCTTTCATTACATAAACATTGCACCAGCCATCAACGCTGTACCACCTAACTGATACAAACCACCAGTGTTAGCCGCACTTGAAGCATTAGAAGCGTTTGAAGCACCTAATTGTGCGTTGTAACCAGCTTGTGTTGCTCCAAGAATGTCAGCACCTTGAGTAGTAGCTTGCTGTGGCACAGATTGGAATGTAGGGTTAGTTACTTGTGATCCTGAACGAATAGCATTTAATGTATTAATTGGCTCGTTACGGATATATCCAGCTTGACCAAAAGCTTGTTGGTTAGCTTGCAATCCTGTTTGAGTACCGTTAATAACCGCACTTGTAAGACGATCATTTTGGGTCATATCAAACATACGCTTGGCGTTTTGATATGCTTCAGAACCTACTGGGATGCCTTGATTGGCCATCTTTTGGTCAAATGACTTAGTTTCCATTTGAAGCTGTGGCTGAAGTCTACGCATAATAGAATCAGTCATATTTTCGCCAGCATTAATGCCTGTTTGTGGCAATTTGCTTGTATCAAAAGGCTGGCTAATCATGTCTTCTACATAGTTAAGACCTTGATTCTGCAAGTTACCCATACCAATGCTGGTTTGGTTCTGAATATCCAACAATTGTTGTTGTTCAGGGCTTAAAGTTGTAGTAGCTGTCCAACCTTGATCGGGATTGGGCTGGCTTATAAAGTCGTTGTAATTTGGCGCAGTAATATCCATAGGATTGGTTACATTGCCGTATTCATCCATTTGCGGCTGATAAGACTGTCTTGCTGTGTTGTATGCGTCTAAAGCCGTTCTGTAAGCATCAGAATTAAATGTTGGCTGTTGGCTTTGTGAGTATGTCAAATTGCCATAAGGCGTAATTTGGTTTACACGGTTAGCAGATGCGGCCGCCCTAGCGGCTTCTAAATTGCCTTGTGCAGTTTGTTGTGCGGCCGCTGTGTAGTCAGGTGCGGCTGGCGCACTGCTACCTTTGCCACCACCAAAAGGAGTTCGTTTATTGTCCCAAGTCCAGCCTGAATGTTTGCTTCTTAATATGCTCATTTTTTACGCTCCCTGATCCATCTGCAATCAGCTTTGTTCATTTCAAAAACTACAAGATCACCGCCATCATCGTGTACATCTGCAAATCGTATTGCTTCTTTAAACCCTAGTTTTTGGTCATATTCCATAGCTTTTGTGTTTTTGCTATTGACTATTCCAAATAACTTTTCAAGCTTGCATTGATTAAACGGGTAATCAAATGCGGCTTTTAAAAACTGTTTTGGTGTGTAACCACCTTTTAATGCAACTACATGAATCTGACAAGTTTTACCTATAAATGCTGTGTAACCAACTATCCATTCAACATTGTTATTTTCATCAGCCCAAAATATGGCTTGTAGATCATCGCAACGCTGAACGCCAATTTCATTAAATAGTATTTTAGCCGCAATATCCTTTAATTCCAATGTGTTGGCAACCCAAAGCATTTACAGTACACCGCCTGTTTCAAATACATAATCCGTGCTTGCCCAATGCAAATCAATTCCTTGAGAAGCGACTTTTAGTGATATTCCACCTGAATACCCGATTCCAGTAACGCCCTGCCATTGTTTGTTAACAATATAACCACCGCCCCAATAGCTTTCATCCCACTTAGCAGTGTCCCACTTAGCGGAAGTTGTAGTTGCTGGGTTAAAGGTAACCGTTCCTGTGGCTTGGGCTGTATCAAAATCAGTGCTAATACCGCATAAAACGGTAGGCAAGCTGTTATCAGTAATAATAATTGGGCGTACCATTGTGAAGCGTTTTAATGTACCCCTTGAATTAAAGTAGCTATAAGCCTGCTGGCAGGTGGCTTTAATGTTTTCATTGTTATCTGAAGCTTGGTCATAAAAGCGACCTACAAAGCCGTTGCCACCAAAGAACATATCTGCTTTGCCGTGAACTTCCCAGCAATTCGCTTCAATTCCAGTAAATTGACCCCAAGACTTAGTAATGGTGTGCATTACATACTGCTGTGTTCCACCAGTGATAGGAACATTCAATATAAGCATATTTTCAGCGGCAAAATGGTTAATTTGCCATCCAAAATTGTCGTAATATATGCTTGCAGATTGGCTTACAGCGTAGTAAATTTTGTCTGTTAAGTTGATTCTAGGGTCAAGACGGGATGATTGTAATGCTCCCGATAAAGGCACAAGTCCGTCTTGAGTTAGCAAAAGCAGGTCACCGCCCCACTTAAAGAAGCATCTACGGTTAAAGGTTTGACCAAATTGCCATACGCCTTTTAATGCCCAATTATTAGGGTCTGTAATGTCTGTACCAACATAAATGATAGCTTCACCCATGTTTGTAACAGCAACAAAATAGTCATCAGCACCTTGTCCAGCATCAAGTGTCCATGTGCCAATAGCTTGCAAAAAGCCACCGCTACGGGCAATTCCACCAAAATCAAATGATGTTGCCGCACCGCCAATAGAATCTACATCCAAATACCAACATTTAAGACTGCTTTCTTGTGTAAAAAACAGTCTGTTTTTGAACAAATTGACATTGACTAATGTATTGCTGTTAACGCCAGTAATGCCTAAAACGGTATATGTGCCTGTAGCACCAGCTACGGTGGTTGTTGCGCTTGATACAAAAGTAAAGGTTGTAGGCCCAGTTACAGTAATTACATGAACACCTAAAAAGGTTAATTCGCTTGAAGAAGTGATTGTTACCCTGTTTCCTGTGGATAATCCATGCGCTGTGGTTGTTGTAACGGTTGCTACATTGGAAGGGCTAGTACGAGAAATACCGCTGATAGTAGCGGCAGTAGTAGTAGTGGCCATTTCTGACCAACTTGTGCCGTCATAGACCATTGTCGGGTCAACGCCATTACAAGCTATTAAGAAATGACCGCCTGTAGTAGTAATGTTTATATGCTGAAACTTTGAATCACTTAATCCTGTAAATACAGAAACTGCCGCACCTTGATTGGTTACATCGTAAATGACACCATTGGCTACCGCAAACAGCTTTTGACCAGTTGTATAGTTGTAACTCATCAAAGAGTAAACTTGGCCAGTAATGCCTGTTGCGTACTGTGAATAACCTTTACGCAAAGTTACATCTGAAGGTGTAGGGAAAAAGTTTTCCAAAACTACAGCATCCATAGGGTTCATTTCCGCAATAGAATCCCTAGCGTTCCATCCGCCTAAAGGTGAAGCAACGGAAGTTGTTGTAGCTTTACGCCCTTGTGGTTGTGCCATTGTTATGATCCATAGCCAGTATCAGGGATGTTAGCCCAACCAATCAATACAGCACTTGGTTGTGGTGCAAATGACAATGTAGCAGAACCTTTGTCGTTAGCTTTAGTAATCGACAGGTAACGCATATAGTCTTGATATAAGGCTGTTGTATCAAAGTTTTTAATTTGGAAGTATTTAAGCTTTGTAGCCAATACGATCAAACGATCATCAAATACGGTTGTGTCTGTATCTGCTGTAAAGCTGTTCTTTACTTCATTGGTAACACTGCGTACAAACCCCTTAGAACGGTACTCAAAGCCTAGATATTCTTGGGTGTTATACGGTGGCCAAATCTGAAATTCGTTGCCTAGAATACGCCAGCGTACTCGTGGGCCTGTTGAAATATAGCCTGATTTAAGCCATTGCCACTGCTGGGCATCGACTGGGCCAAGCATTTGCCAGTGCTTTGTTTTGTCCCAATGGGTGTTATCTGTGACCGTTTCATAATCAGGTGGCAAAGGGTACTTTGTTTTACTAAAGGTTACAGTGCCACCAACGCTTGTAGCGGAAGCTAACTGAGTAGTCGTTACGGTTGATCCTGAAACTGTATCTACATAGGTATCTTGGGGAATTGATGTCCCCACGATGGAATAGGTGTTGTCCAAACCTGTGGTATCAGCAACATTTAACAAATCGTAAGTGTTGTTGATAGTGTCACAGGTTGTGGTTAATGCAGTTGTATAGAAGCGATATTCTAATTCCAATGCTTGCCAATCATGCTCTTTTACTAGGTCATAGCCAGCACCGTTCAGCAAAGCAAGAATTTGCTGTACATCTTGGGATTGGTTGCCAATCACATAAGAAGGTACAGATAAATTTAATTCAGCGGTTGTTTGCTGAACTAATTGGAGCATTGTATAAGACATAATTAAGCTTCCTCTGTGGCTACCGTTTTAGGTTTACGGGTTTTCTTTTCACCAACAGCGGCAAGTATAGCGGCCATTTGATCTTGCATTTGGGCCAGCTTCGCATCTGTTTCTGCCTTCATTTTAGCAGTTTCTTGCTCTTTTTTGGCAAGTTCTTCTTTCAAAGCGTTAATTTCTGTTTCACGCTTATCAGTTTCTGCCGCATTAGTAGCTAGATTTAAAAATGCCTTTGCCTTGTCACGGAAAGCGTAAGGTGACATTCCTGCCGCCATACCCATGCGTTGCAAATGAGCGTCAGATGCGCCTGCAATAGATTCTACGGTGTGGAACTTCATTGCCCGTAGTTCTTCAGCCTGTGATTTTGATACCAAAGGCCATTCTGAAACAGGTGTGCCAACCACTTCTTGATCGTCTGCACCTACTCGGTTTTGATAGTGCGCCCATTGGATAGGAAATCGTTGCTTATGGCTGTTTAGGGCATAAGTGTCGATTTCTGTCAGGGTGTCACCAGCTACGCAAATATGGACAAAATCAAATTCTTTGTAGATTGGTCTGCCAGCAGTTAAAGATTCTTGCTCTTGGTGGACTGGTCGCTTGTAAAAGCGTACTTGTAGGCGTGAATCTGCGCCTTGCTCATCGGAAGGTAATGCCATTTTTAAATCTCCTAAGTAGTTAGGGTTAATTAAAAGAAAAGGGGCTACCAGTTAAGGTAACCCCTCGTTTTTACTACATTTTGCTATTAAACGCTAGCTTTTGAGAACCAGCCATAATCGCCTGAAGCCATTGTAGTTGCAGGTGCTAGGTATGTACCAGCAGAAGCAGTAGCTACAAAAGTAGAAGCGTTAATGGAGCAAGTTGCTGTTGAAGCTGTAATAGCCTCGCCAGCTTTAGCGAAAAC